TACTATTATTAATTTAACTAATCAAGTTGAATATATATTTGAAATAAAAACACAAGAACCTGATCCAACTAATTCAGTTAGACCTACTAACATTTAAATAATATTATACTTATTTAAATATTAAATTTATAACTATTACAATGGTATATTTTATTATTGATTTGTCATTAATACCAAATTATAATAATTCATACTTTTGGAATACAGGTCAAATACCTATTAATAGTACTTATAAAATTACTAATAAAGCCTATTACAAAAATAGTAGATATATTTTTAGAGATATTAATATCCTCGCTGATTTTAATAAATTATTAAATAATTCTACTGTTAATAAGCCTATTTCATATAAGAAATATAATATGGGAAATTATTATATACCTACTGAACCAATCGGTCAAATTATTAAATATGAAACTATCCCTGAATATACTCGATTGTATAATAAATATTTAAAATCATATTATATTGCTTATTGCTATTGTTATACCAATATTTCATTTAAGTTTAGAGTACACATTAAAATAAATTGTAATATTTATACTTCTAACAGTACTTCGCATACTATTGAATTTATAGCGGAAGATGTTGTCAAAACAACAAAAGGCTATATTATTAAATATATACCAACTAATTATACTAACATAAATATTTCAGACTATTATACAATTGATATCAATGATATTATAGATTATAAAAAAAGTAAAATTAATTCATATAATAATATTCACTTAATGTGTAAATTACTTTAAAATTTAACTCTACGAGCTTTACGTACCTTACGTTTCTCTTTAAGTACTGGTTTTTTAACCTCTTGTTTATCGGATAGTCGCCCCCCAGGCGATTTTGATTCTTCGGCCCCCGCTTCTTCCGGGACAGATGGCTCAGCAGCTGCCCCAGATGCTTCTTCCGGGACAGATGGCTCAGCTGCCCCAGATGCTTCTTCCGCGACGGATGGCTCGACGACTGCTCCAGATTTTTCTACTGGAGAGGATGGTTTAGCTGCCAGAGATGGTGGTTTAGCTACTGGAGAGGCTTGTTTAGATGATGGCGCAGATGATTCTACTGGAGCGGATAGTTCCGCTGGAGTGGATAGTTCCGCTGGAGTGGATGATTCTTCCGCACTAACTTTTGCGGCAATTTCCGCACTAACTTTTGCGGCAATTTCCGCAACAGATTCTGACGGTGATAGCGGCGATTGATCTTGTTCTACTGCCGCCGCGCTCGCTACAGGTTCGGGCGATAGTGTTTGTTGTAATAATTTAGGCGATGGTGTTTTTTTACTAACTGTAGTTGTAAAAGCTAATGTATCTTCGCGGCTAATTCCACAATTTGGACAAATTTCATCAGTTGTTTCCTCTTCACACACTTGACATTTCCATAATACCTCATCTTGATTTAATGATTTTAATTTTGCGTCTTTTTTTTCATGACACATCTTTATTTGATCGGCCCAATAAATTCTTTCAGATTCACTATGTTGATGAAGCTTGCCTATTTCTTTAATACATGCTTCTATACGTCTATAATCTGTTGTTATATCTTTATTTAAGTTAACAAATTTAGATAAATCTTTTATATTTCTAATTGGATTAGTTTCTGTATTTATAATGTGACCAATTATAAATTTTTCCTCGTATTGAGTTTTTTTCTTGTAATATATACTATTATATAGATAGTAATCATATATTTCTAGATTATTTGGCAATTTATTAACAATAAGTGTTTTATTTACACCATTTAATTCCGGTGGTAATATAATTAATATTTTTATTTTTGAATTATGCAGTATTATAGATATAAACAGTTTTTTTATACTAATCTCGCGCGATAAGCCCTGATCTTTATGCTTCTTTTTTAATTGAGTAGTTATATCTGAATCAAATATATTATAGGTATAATCACTATCACTTATAATAGCAGTAGGACATTTAAAAGCATCTTCTATAGTTGGATCTGAACGTATATTATCTTCTCTATTAAATTGACAATCTACGGCACTTTCTTTCATTAAAGTTAAAAATCCATCTAAAATACGTTTTTTACGGATAGATATATCATCTAAAACTTCATCAGATGTCATACCTTTATCAGCTACATTTACTTCCGCTGATAATTTTACAGCATAATTACGAAAAGATTTTACTTGATCTTCATCTACTTCGGCCTTTGTAGTATCAAAACCATTATCTTCACCATCTTTCATTAATTCAATCTCGCTTACCGACATATCTTCAATCCATGAACCATTTAATTGTGACTCACTATATTTAATAATATAATTAAATATTTTAACATTCTGTTGATCTTTAGGTAATAATATATGGGATTTTATTCTCCGAGATCGTCCTATTACTTGTTGTATACGTACATTATTCCAATATGGTTCCATAATATGAACTTGACGAACAAAAAATAACGAAATTCCTTCAGCTCCCGACTGTGTTGTTAAAAGTATTAGACATTTTTGACCATACATATTACCCTCATTTGTATATATATCTAAAATAGCTCTTCTTTGATCTGGAGATTCTGTTCCAGTCCATAAAGCATAAACACATCTATGGACTTTAGTTATTGGTATTTCATCATCAATAGAATCTAATATCACAGCATCCTCTTTTATTTCATTAACTAAGTATGTACCCCATATCTTTGGTGTTTTTTCATAACGAACTTTAGAACCCACAGTTATTGTATAATCACATATAATTTCTTTTTCGCCCGTTGCTTCCATTACTGAATATCCATTTGCTTGTAATATTTTACCAAATATTTCAATGCCCTCTACACTTCTAAACTGTGAATAACAAAATACAAGCCCTGGTGTATTATCTATATTTTGCAATATTTTTGAATATTTAGGTGACAAATCTAATAAATTTAATTCACCATCTACGGCCGCAATTGATCTTAAGTTACTTTCGGTTAATTGATCTAATGCTTTTCTACAAGCTGTATAATAATCATCTTCAATTTCATTTGAACTCTCACTCATATCTATATTCATAAAATCTGTTTCACTAAATTGATATGTTTTAAGCCATTGACCATAATCTTCACCAGATGCCCCTTTAATATAAAATTTTTGTATTAATTCTTCAGTAACGCTATAATATTCACCATCTAATGTTTGTAAATATTCCTTTAATTTAATTTCTCGGTCACCCTCGGATTTAAATATATCTCTTAATTTTGATGCTAGTTCATTTATTTCTTCTTGAGATATTGATGTTATTATAGATTTTTTTATTTCGTCATCTTTTTTTGGAGGCATAGGTCTTTTAATAGTAGGTGGAAATACAAATAACCCTTTTTGTCTTGAAAATACTCTAAATAAACTTGGCATATCATTCATAATTTCAGATCCTTTTTGAGACTTGAACTGAGCACCACGCTTTTCAAGTTTACGTTCAATTTCTCGCTTTGCCGCATATTCGATAAATTGAAAATTAGACATTATAACAGTTGTTTCCTCATCGGACGCGTCCTCCTTACTTGGAAAAATATCAGGATCATCCAGCTTTTCTTTACTAATTTCATTATAGAAAGATATTAATCCATAAATTCTATTTTTAAATTGATTATGATTTACGACTTCTAAACTATTTGTATTAATATAATTATTATTAAATATTTCTTGATTAATATCATTTTCGGATTTACTACCTAACATACTCACATCACTACTTCTTCTTGTTAACATATCTGGAAATAGAGTATAATAATTCGCACTAATATCACCTCTACGCTGATATCCTTTATCAGATAATGAAGTTAATAATGAAGTTATAAATGCTTGATCTGGAAGATAATCTTCAGTATATACTACATAATCTGTTCCTATATTTTTTTTAAAACCATATGGTACTCTTATAATTTCAATAACTTTTCTATCTTCATATATTTTACTAATATCTATAAACGCATTATTATCTAATACTTCCTTAATTTCAAAAACATTAAATATTCCCATTTTTTTATCTAAATTTATCGAATAAGATTTTATTAATCCACGTAACATATTAAACATTAAACCAAGTTCATAGGCACTGTTTATAACAGGTGTTCCTGATAAAAAAACAACTTTTAAATTTTCCGCACGCATTATTAATTCATATAATCTTCTTCCATTATATCCGCTACCTATCATTCCTGATGTTAAATTATGTATTTCATCAATAACTAATACTTTATTATTAAATGGATTATCAATATTATTAGCACTATTATAAATATAATTTAACATTAAATCTCTATCATTATTAGTAAGTAAAGATACCTTTTTATCTGAACCAAATAATTTATTAAATATCCTACTTTTATAGTTTGGTATTAATTTTTCTAGTAATTTTGTTATAGTATACTGTCCTGAATTATAATGTAAAATAGAATATCGGTAATTAAACATTATATCTATCTGTTCGGATATCTCTTTTTGTTCATGTTCAGATAATGATTCATAATTAGGATCGGAATCATATTGAATCATCCAAATTCCTTGTACTTTACCAGTTTCCCGTGTATATGTTTTGAGTATTTTATTAAACAGTTCGTTACTTATACCTTTGTCAAGAAAAGCAACGGCATAGCTTTTTTTAATCTCTTCTGACGTTATATCATCTAAATTTATAAATTTCCAGTTATAATTTTTTTTATAAGATATATCGGCAAATGTTTGTAATTCATGTTTATAATTATCTTTTAGTGACGCGGGCAACATAATTACAACATGCCGCTGTTTTAAACCTTCTGATATCATTATAGATGCGCCTGATTTTCCCGAACCAAGACCATGATATAATAATAAACCTCTATATGGACTATTTTCACTTATAAAATCTGATACAAATTTTTGATGTTTATAAGCTGTAATATCTTTATATTCATTACTTAACGTATTCCAGAGTTTCATAGGGTCTCTTGTCTGATCAACAGTAGCTCTTCTAAAAATATCACGAATAAATTTTAAAAATTGTTTATTACTTGGGAGAATCCAACCATCTAAAGTTACTCTATTAATATCCGAATTATGAAATAATTTTATATCTTCGGATATGTCTTTTAATGGTGTGTCTGCTGGTGGAGTCGGGACCACATCTGACGGTGGTACCGGCGCAGGTGTAGACTCCGGCGCGTTTATTTTTTTAGTAACTTTTATTTTTATTTTAACTTTTTTTTGCTTAGGAGGCATTTAATATATAATAAGAAAATTACTATATTTTCTTAACATATCTTATATTTTTAACATATCTTATATTCTAAATAGTTATTCTATACAACCAAAATACCGTAAAGCATCTAAAGATGCTTGTTGTTGAGCATCTGCCTTTTTTTTCCCAACACCTCTTCCAACTATATTTCCATTTTTATCCAACACACCTTCCGTAAATATTCTTTCATGTGGCGGTCCTTCCACTGATATAGATATATATTCTGGCGTAAGTTTAAACTCTTTTTGATAATATTGAAGTATCTGTTCTTTGTAATTTTCCTCCTTAGCAAGAAGATCCTCGAAATCAACTACTTGTTCTAATAAATTTTCTACAAAAGCATTGACAATCACCCAACCTGGTCCAATTAGACGTAAGTCTCGTCTTAAATTTTTTGGAGGTTTAGTATTATTTACTACTTTAGAAACATAATCAGTTTGATTTTGATCTAAAAATATAGCACATATAAAAGCTTCCATTACATCTTCCAATATTCTATCATTATTACGACCAGCGAGAGTTTTTTCTTCTACTTGTTTTGATATAATTAGATGCTTTCCTAAATCAAGAAATTTCGCAAACTTTGCTAAACTACTTGTTTTTACAAGTTTTGTTTTTAAAACTGTTTTAAATCCTTGATTTGTATCTGGATATTTACGATATATATAATATGCTATACTAAAATCTAGAGCGCGGTCACCTAAAAATTCCTGATTTTCATAATCTTGATGTTCTGAAAATAGTTCTATCGCACCACTGGGTTTATCTGAAATTTCAATATTTTTAGTTCCATCTTTATTCATCGAATCATATATGCATTTTTGTACATAAGACGAGTGTACAAACGCAGTTTGGTATAATTCTAAATTATTAATAGTTATTATATCACGTGCATTTGTAAAACCAGCTTTTTCAAAAATGTTATATATATCATCCACTTTTAATAAATGATTATTAGCATTCCATGGATCAAGAGATATAGTATTATCATCTGACATTATTATAATAATGATTATATCTTTAATTTATAATCAAATTTGATCAATATTTAAAGGGATTTAATTGAATTAATTATTATGTCTAATTTTATATTCGAATCACCGGACAATAATTTATCATTTAATTTTGATAATTACGACTTAAAATATCAGTTTAATTTCAAAAATAAAATCAACAAAAAAATAGATGAGTTATATGGCTGTTATTTAAATAACAATTATCAAGAATTAAATAAACAATTACAAAATTTATATAATCATAATACTATTTTTATGTCTGATAATGATTGTCATAACACTATTAAATATTTTAATAAACTCTTAGTTATACGTAATTTTATTAAAAAACGAATTTACTTTTCAACACAATCTAAAAATGACTGGAAAATTATAAATTATCAAGATTTATTATTAACTAAATTTAAAGCATGCGATACTAATATTATATTTGTTCCAAACTATTTAAATAAACATCTATATGTTTTCCGTATATCCGAATTATTAGCTATATATAAATATTCATTATACAATTGTGAAGACGACTTTCCTCAACCCCTGCCTGTTAAAAATCCATATACAGGTGAAAAATTTACATTAGCACAAAATATATATATATATCGTACTCTATTAAAATATTACTGCAAACAAAATAAAATATTGCCAGAATGTTTTATATTATTTAAAAATTCATATTTTAATTCCCAACTATTTTATAATAAATACCATATTATACTTCATTATAATGCGATTAATAATTATATTAATTCATTGCCATATGACACATGGCTATTTAATATCGTTGAATTTCTAAACAATGAAAAATTTTTCTGTTTAAAATGTTTTAGAAAGTATAAATATGTTCGGAACTTATTTAATAATACGCTACAATTGTTTATGTTAAATGACAACGGAATATATATTTATGGTAATGGATTACATCAATTTATAAAGATAGCTAAAAATAATAATCTATATTTTCCAGATAATCATGAATTTATTCATCGCCGTATAAGACGCGTAAGACGTATAATACGACATGGGAGACGATATACGCCCTCATCAATACAATCTAATACTCCTAATGAACATATTATAAATAATTATATTAGTAATATAACTGCTAATATTGATTCTAATATTGATTCTAATATAGATCCTAATATTGATGCTAATATTGATTCTAATATTGATTCTAATATAGATCCTAATATTGATTCTAATATAGATCCTAATATTGATGCTAATATTGATACTAATATAGTTGCTAATATTGATTCTAATATTGATGCTAATACCAGTGAAAATATTGCCTTAAATAACACTATACATGCTATTGTTCATCATATCTTATATGATATAGTTGACTGTATCAATGGACACGGTGTAATAAATTCAAGTGAATAAGTCACTTAATTTAATTATTCTAATTTAAATCCAAGATAATTAATAATATTTTCGGCGACGTTTTTCGATATTTTTCTTGATTTATTTTCATTTTCTAATCGTATATCTTGTATAAATTTCATTCGAAGTTCATTTGTTTCAATATGATTTAAGACTCCAATAAATTCTTTTAAAGTTTTATATTTATTTGATAAGCGAGAAGATACCTTTATAGATATTCCTGGTATACAATTCATCATCATTTGAAAGCTTATATTAGCATCTATATTTTTTTTCTTACATACATTAACGGTATTTATTATATCTTGTGAATACGAACTAGTATCTTCTATAAATGTTTTACCTTGTTTTTCTAACTTTCTATATACTGATTCTATGAAAAAAATAGTTTCATTTATATCACTTGTATGAAATACATTTATTTTATCTCTTATTATTGTATTTATTATAGACGATATAATAGTATGCTTATCTACTTTATTATAACAAAAACTACTATTATTCTTTGAAAGATTTCCTTCTACTAAGTAAAGCTTATAAGCTTTCTGTGATAGTAAACGTTTTTTTTGTTCCCGATTTCTTCCATCTTTAATAGATGATGCATAATCTGTTATTGTTTTACGTTCTATAATTAGAAACGGTTCATTATCTATTTTAAAACAATAATCTCCTATTAATAAATTTTCAAAACTAATATTTGTTATTTTTGTTTGTTGTTTTAATATCTCTTTAATATTTTCTCTATTATCAACTATTAAACTTACCATTGATATATTTTATAGTAATATACTTAATATATTATTAATATATTAAACTTAATATAATTACAATTTACAATTTATTTAACGACGATACGGGGATCTGCGGGCGGATCTGCGGGCGGATCTGCGGGCGGATCTGCGGGCGGATCTGCGGGCTGATTTGCGTCTGTATCCACCGGCTTGTTTCAGCTTACGCCCCGCCGCGCCACGCGGGGACGCGGCTCTGAGGTTACGGGCACGTGCTGCTCTGCCTCTGGCTAAAGCAGCAGCTTGTTTTGGACTGGCTTTTTTGGATACACGTCTTACCGTGCCTTTACATTGTGAGCCATCATCTACACCTGGGTAGTTGAATCTGCGTGGGCCTCCTCTTTTGCTGTAACGCGTGTCACGGACTGACGGTTTAACCGCACTGCAGCGATCTCTGCCTTTAGCAATAGCACGGCCACGTGGCGAGTGTGAGCTCAGTGAGTTGTAATGGCGTGTGAACGCCGCTTTGGCAGCACGGACCGAAAGAGGTCTCGCGGCTTTGCCTCTAGCGGCGCGCACGGCGGCCATACGTGCCGCGCTGACGCCAGCAGTAATTCTGAACACAGGGTTACCGTTAGGGCCAACTACATATTTACCTTTAGCTCCATTTTTTAACGTTTTTTCAACTCGCATTGCGCGAGTCATCTGGCGCGGCGCTTTAGCGCCGCCTCTTTGCGATTTTCTGTTTGGCATTATATAATATAAACAGAATTTTTTATTATGAAATAAAAATTAATTTAATTTAATTTATTTTTATTTAATATAATTATATCACTTAAACTAGTAATATTTACCAATATTGATATCGTTGCCCGCCCCATAAATTTATTCTGGCTAAACCTCCTGTTCTACGTGTTTGGCTACGAGTTTTAGATGAACTACGTCTTTTAATATCTCCTTTACGCGGAGATTTCTTAACTGGACTGTGTTTTACTGGACTACGTTTGGGAGATACTTTACGCGACTGTCCTCTTTTACCTGATTTTGTTGCGACGCTTCTGCAATTGCGTCTTCCACTTTTTCCAATACTAACCGCGCAAGTATTTTTAAGATTAGATCCCCCTAATACACATCTTGATTTTAATGTAGCTGATTTACGACCGCATGCGGTGCCTGTTCTTCTTTTAGATACTTTCATAGCGCGAGCCCTTGATGCCGCACGTTGTTTAGATCCAATCGAACCGCCTCCGCCTCTTTGAGAACGTTTCACAGCTCCTAGGTTACGGGCACGTACTGCTCTGCCTTTGGCTAAAGCAGCAGCTTGTTTTGGACTGGCTTTTCTTGAACTGCGTCTTTGTGTTCTATTTCCGGCTCGGTTATTTGCTCTGTCTGGCATTATAATATATATATATAAAATATTACTATATAATTGAATTTTATTATAAATTTGATTTATATTTTATTTATTTTTTGAAATAAATGGGCTGTAAAAATTCATCTTTATCCAACACGACATATAATGATACACCCGAATTCACATTATCTGGTAAAAAATGTAAAGTTAAAATATTAAACGTATGTAATGGAGATACCGTTTGGCTTGCTATTAATTTATATAATAGAATTTTTAAATTTAAAGTACATATGGTGGGTTATAATTCTCCCGAACTTAGTCCACGACAAAATAAACCTAATAGAAATACAGAAATTACAACTGCTATAGCAGCTAAACAATATCTTGAAACTTTAGTGCTTAATAAAATAGTTGATGCCCATTTTTTCGATTACTATAAAGATGGACATCTTCTTTGTAATCTATATATAAATGATCCTATAAAAACGATCATTCCATCTCCTAATAAAGTATGTGTAAATACTTTAATGATACGAAATAATCATGGATACACATATATGGGTGCCAAAAAATATTAACCATTTTCATACAATTGATTATTTAAAATCATTACTTCCGTTTCTTTAATAACCTTTTTAGATACTTCTTTATCATCTTCGTATTGTTTTTTAAAATGATTCATATATGAACTATTGCCATCATAATGTTCATTAATTATACCATATGCTTTTGTAGTCATATTATCAATTGTATCTTTTTTATCTTTATATTCCCAGTTTGTTCCATTAAATATTTGTGCTAATGACTGTTTTTTATTGGGTATTTTAATATTATGATTTTCTCTATGTTCGTCATCAAAATGAATAGCTTTTAATAAACGCGGTATACATTTAGCAGGACTATTGTGTATTAGATCTTTAACATATTCACCATCTATATGATTTATATTTTCTTTCCCAAATGGTTGAAGTATAATATTTTGTGTATATGTATATGTATTTCCTTTCTCCTTAAGTAGCAGCTCAATCTGATTACGAAGTTCCTTAATTAATGCACCTTGACTGGCAATTATAACATCTTTTTCATTATATGCGGCATTACTGTTAAATTCTTCAGTTAATTTATCTAAGTCTGCATAATAACAACTACCTCTACGAAGATGTTGCACCCGATACCTTTCCGCTTTAAATATTTTACCACAATTAATGCATATTATTCGTTTTTTCTTATCGAGCGTATTTTGAGCGTATTTGAGCGTATTTTGAGCGTATTCTTCACTTTTTGTAACATTTTGAGCGTATTTGAGCGTATTTTGAGCGTATTTGAGCGTATTTGCGGGATCATGCATAACACTTGTTTTATGTGTATTTACTGTACTTAATTCTTGCTGTAAATCATCGATTGAAATATTTTCTAATATAGCTTCACATGATATTTTACGTAACAAATGTTTTCTATAATAAGATTTATTCTTACACGAGTACCCACATCGTTTACATGTATATATAACCATATATACTATATTAAGATTATATTTCTTTAATATGTTACACATTTTTAACATATATTATAAAAAACAAACCTGCTTAGTTTTTTTGTAACATTACATAAATTTACCTACATTTACCTTATTATAATATTAATTTTTTGTAACATTTAGGAGGTTGAAATGTTACAAAAATAGGGGGGGGGGGGGGTTTTTTTTTTTTTTTTGAAAGATTTTTTTGTTTTTTTTTTTTTTTTTATAAATTTTTTCTTTTTTTTTTTTTGCATTATAAAAAAATATACATATCTTAATAATATCGTAAATTATATTATGTGACAATTCTATGAATATCATATATATGAGCTCTAATATTGTGACGTTCATATAGATAATATGGAATAATTCTTATATAATAACCTCCTGAAACAGTCATTCTAATCTTTAATTTAACCACGTTATTTACGCAATTAGAATGTTGTTCATGCATTAATTCATTCCATTTATGTTTAATAGAATCTATTCTAAATTCAGTATGGTTTCCAGGTGGTATGCATGATAACCGTGAGTTTATTATATTAATATACTCACCCAAATCCATCCTAACTGGATACCCTATAGTCATATTATATACTTTAGTTGCTTTTTTAGGTAACATTTCGGTTGAACAAACACCTTCTAATGCCCATTGATGGAGCGATTTACGTACACCTCCAATTTTATGTTTAATAGCTGAAAAGGGATGAAAGTGTTGCTCTGTTTCTAACATGAGACCTTGTAAATATTCATTTACTTTTTCAATATTGGATGATTCATCGCACACCCCTCTTACAATTCCCATAATATCGTCTGTATCAGTATTAATATTTAATACTAAATAGAATTCATAAGTTTTAATATTATATAAATAGTTATTCATTAATTTAGTATTTTCATCAGCTACATATTTAGTTATTCCTCTAGCCATTGGATCTAATTTACCACAAATAGCTACTTTTTTATATCCATACATTTTTTTTAATCTCATCGCTAATTCTGATGTAGTTTCACCTACATTTTTGTAAATTTCTTGCGCCATATCCTATTTTTATAAAATAACATTATAAAATTTTAATCAAATTTAATATTTTATATAGTACATTTATGATTTTGATAATTCATAATCATCTCGTTTTCTTAAATAACGAGGATGTCTTGGTATACCATGATTAGATACATCATTATATTGTATAGTAATTATAGTATCTATAGGATGTGAACTCATATAATTATGACGTATGATATCATTCATCCCAGCTACATGAAATGGTTGTTTTGATCCTTTAAGCAATTGACATTTAAATGAACCAAGTAACCCCTTATATTTACCAGTCCCGTCTTTATAACCTACTATACGGCATTCCGTATCAAATGTAACTTTCATTTTAAGTAATGTAGATGATCTTTTAGATTCGTACATGCTACCTGGTTGTCTTATCATAACACCTTCGCCGCCCGCATCAGTTACTGTTTTAAACATACTATGTAACTCCGCTAAAGATTTAATTTGTTTATGTTTAGTTACCGTAATAGGACAATGAATATTAAATTTACCTACTAAAGGTAAATTTAAAGATGCTGTACATTTACACCTATCGCCAACTACTCCGTGTAATAATAACATTCTTTTTTCAAATGGCTCATTTATACCAGGCATATCAAAAACAGTATACTTTACCTGTCCATCAAGCCACTCTTTATCAATTGGAACTTTTTTTCTAAATAGACCACATTCATTAAATTTACATCTGCCCATCCATAATTCACCATCTAAAGCAATGTCCGGGGGCATTAAAGCTGAAAACCACACGGGTACTTCATATTTGTTACCATTGCGAGATAGAAACTCTTTTCCATTCCATAGAGCCCGATAACCATCAAACTTCTCAGAAGCCCACCACCCTATTGGATTTGTGACCATTGAACCATCTTTTAATATAAGTTCTTTTGCGAGCAATACGTTATCTGAAAACTGTATTGTACCAGTATTCCCGTTTCTACAACTTCCATGTAAATTAAGTTTTAGCCAAGCGGGTGATTTTTGTTTTACAACTGGTGAATCTGCCATGGCTACCGCGCTTGGTATCGCAGCATAAGTACCCTTGTGTTCAATTGGCATGGGCTTAACTTTAATTTTAAATTTTTTTCTAAGTTTAGCGGGTGATTTTTGTTTTACAACTGGCGAATCTGTCATGTGCACAAGGTCAGAGCTCATGGGTTTCGTTTGGTGGCTTTTACAATACTTAGTGGTGTTTGTATGTGAACGTGTACATTGCGTTCCGTCTTTTTTTACCCCATGACACCGCTTGTCCCCGGCGGCAGGTGAGCGTGTCTTTCGAACAGGTGATGCGCTTTTTAGTGCTGCTTTGTGCTTCGCCCCGTGAAGTTCATATCCGCGTGGACCTAACTTATGAGGTTTTGTACCAGATTTGCGCGAGTTATTCAGTGGACAAGTTGCTTTATTTGATTTAAGTGCTCCACATAATTGACATTTACCACCACCATAATAATTTGTATTATGAAACATTTATAATATAAGAACATATTATTTATGTTTCATTAGGTCTATAGTATTTATTTCTATTTTCATACATAGCATCATCTCTAATAATATTACTTATAAACTGATCATATGATTTACCATTAAGTAATTCTTCAATAAAATTCATTGAATAAATCCCACATTCTGTATTTTTAAGTTGAAATTTTCTATTATTATAAAATGTACGAAATGATTTCATAGAAACTATATCTAGTGAATTTATAAGTTTTTTATTAAGTTTTTCTTTTAAAGTTATAATATGTCCGTTTTTATTGGTAATAATATTTGCTGTATTTTGATTTAATATAACTTTTTTTTTATTCTGTTTTCCAAAATATATTAAATTTTCATATAAAAAGAGTTCCGGGGTTTTAACTTTAATTTGATAATCATTAATATATTCATATGGACTACTTACGGTATGTGTATTTTTTAATGAATTAATATTAATAAATTTTTTTTCTAAAAGATTATTTCCTTGATCTTTAATACGGTTCATTAATAATATTATTTCATTTGGAGGAATAGCCCCATAAGAATCAAAATAATATATTCCACCATTTATAAAATCACTATACAAAGCTGTCCAATGTGAACCGCTTTTATAATGTGGATCCATATTAAATACTACTCCTAACTTATATTTATTTTTTTTCAATAAACTTTTTAAATTAATTTTACAAAGATCATCCGAAATACACGATCCAAAAAATGTTTTATGATCAAAATCAACAGGAACTGGGCCAATAAATTTAAAATCACTCTTTTCTTGTTCATACTGTTTCATAACAGGACGAATATCAAGAGTAGATAACCATTTTCGTTCATTATCATTCCATTCTTGTGGTTTAATAGGTCTAAATGTTTCCTTGATATCTTTATCTGAAACAGCTTGTTTAACTAAATTGGTACTCGCTATACAATAATCCTCATTACATCCACCTTTATTTTGTACTTTATTTTTAATATCTTTCCATAAATTCTTACGGGATTTTTTTGTTAATTTAGTAGGGATTTCAATATACCCATTATATTCGGAATTAAATTTTTTAGCTATTTTAACCAGCGATACATTATTATAACATGTATCACTATTTCCTGAATTTTTAGGTGAACAATAAATATTACTCATTTAAATAATAAAGATATTTAAATATAACTTTGTTATTTTTAATGTACTGGCATTGATTGTGGTGCGTGTGAATTATTCATAATGTATCTATTACCTAATCTTCTATTATTTAGATAAACTGGTCTATAATTTATGGATGCATTTGAATTTTGCGAATTATTCTCATAAGCATAATTTCTAAGATTTGTATTTCTATTAGATGACCTATCATTAGCGGGTCTATTTAAAATATTATCATAATTATAATCTCTAAAATTATTAGGTGGTCTATCAGTTGGTCTATTAATTGGTCTATTAATTGGCCTATCAGTTGGTCTATTAGTTGGTCTATGAGTTGATCGGTGTGTTGCTCTATGTGGTGATCTATTAACAGATGTTCTATTAATCACTCTATTAGTTGTTCTATTACCAGGATATCCAAAATTACGCAATGATAGTCTATTTGGTATAGATATCGTATCAAGTGTACATAATAAACATGGTATCTTATTGCCCGGCAGCGCCTTAGTTTCTTTCCAAGTTTTTATACAGATATTATGATAACTTGCCTTACATTTATTATTTTTGCATTTTACTGGATCATATTCAACATTTTCAAGACATATTGGACATTTTTTTTTTTGTCTTTTTTTTACTTTTTTTATTTTATTTTGAGCAGCATTTATTTCAGATATGTTATGATTAATATCTACTGGCGTTTCATTAATTGATTGACTTATTGCATCATTAATAGCAGCTTCATTTATTTCATCTATTATATATTCTGGAATATTATTGTCATAAATTTCAACATTATTATTTGGTAATATACGACCTTGCCTTTTATAACATATACTATTTAATAAGCGCTTAAAAATAGTTAAAACACGTGACATTGCTTATTTATAATAAAATATTTTTTATTAAATTGATAATTAATATGTTTTAATAATTGTTCCTATTCCTTTTGTACGACCTTCTCTAAAAATAATCTGTTTATTAAGTTCTATAAATTCGGGGTTAAATTTAAATTCAAATATTACATTAGCTGTATCACCTGTTCGTATGAGATTCTGAGACATATATGTTATTTTAGCAGATTGACGTACAGAACCACAATGAATAATTGGTTCATAATTAGTTTTTATTGTAGTCGGATGATGTAGAATACGTATATTTGCTTCAAACTTTCTAATACACTTAGGATTTTTTATTAATATACACCCACTTTTTATAATATTACGTTGTAGTATATTTTTTTTATTATTAATAATTCTTATGTTTATACAACCACATTGTCCACTTTCTAAATATTTAATATGTTCTTTAAAATTATTATGCAAAGATTTAGCTATTACCTGTACAAATCTGCCATTAAATGGTCCTATATGTAATATATCACCTTCTGTTATAACACCTTCTTGTACAATACCAGATACTATAAGTCCAATACCTCTAAGTTGAAATGTATCGTCAATTTTAAATAAGGGATTTTTATTTTCGCTATTTCCAATTGTCTTATATGTTTTAAGACTATATATAAATCGCCGAAGAATATTGATATTCGTACCTTTTATATTAGAGGTTTCAAATACAGGTATAAAACTACAATTATATGTATATCTATTTATAATATCATCTATATTATTATCATTCACATAAACTATTTCTTTAGAACCGGCTAAGATATGACTAAAAATATTATTAATTTTATTACGAATTTTATTTAATTTATGTGATACCGCAATATCTAATTTTGTTATTACTATAATAATTGGTAATTTTAAGGCAATCGCCAAAGTTAAATGTTCTTTAGCCATACCTATAATGCCTCTATCCGCGCCAATAGTAATCAAAGCATAATCTATAAAACAACCATTTAATCCAGAAGTAGTTGTTTTAAGATATTTTTCATGTCCAGCTAAATCAATAAAACCTATTATTTTATCATCGGTTTCGATATAATGCTGTGTTATAGCAGATGTTCTTCCACTAATTTTTTCGTGTGGATGTTTTAATATTTTACTTCGTGCTATACCGCGCCCATTATCTAAAATATTATTAGAAATAACACTGATAGTTGTAGTTTTGGCCGAATCAACATTGCCTATTGAGGCAATTCTTAATTCTGATTTCATTATTAATTATTTAAGTATATATCTATATATAAAAATAAGTTATAATTTATTGCGAAATGCATAATATCCAAATAAAAAATAACGAATTTGAATTATATATTCCGTATAATTCAATACAAAAAGGCATATCCAATATGGCAGAAAAATTAAATATTGATTATAAAAATAAGAATCCAATTATTATTGGTGTTTTAAATGGATCATTTATGTTTATGGCTGATTTAGCTAAAGAACTTAATATTAATTGTATAATTAGTTTTATTAAGGTATCATCTTATAACAAAACTAAATCTACTGGTAAAGTTACTAATTTAATTGGGTTAACAGAAAATATTAAAGATAAGGATGTTATTATAGTTGAAGATATTGTTGATACTGGTACCACAATTACTAATTTAAAAAAAAATCTTTTAGATAAATTACCTAAAAGTATTTCAGTTGCGACCTTGTTTTTTAAACCATCCAAATTTTTATTTGATACCCCGCCCGAATACTATATATTTGATATACCTAATTATTTTATAGTTGGCTATGGTTTAGACTATGATAAATATGGTCGCAATTTAAAGGATGTTTATAAACTAAAAAGTAAAAATTAATTTATTAATATTATTAATAAAAATAAGTGATTTTGCATCGCATATATGTTGAACCTTTCGCATTGTTTCTAATGAATCTACTATTAGAATTACTTGTATTGGATTAATATTTAATTTTAAATTATCTAATTGTACTATATTACCTAATATATTGAGTTGAATAATTAGAGGATCAATTGGAATATTATGAACTATATTTATATTTTGATTATTTAGAAGTATATATCTTAAAATTTCTATTATTAATAAATTATCTGTTTTTTTATGTAAATTAGTTATTAAATCTAATTTATATGGAAATTTTTTATAATCTTTTTCATACTGATCATCATATATATTTGTTGAATCTATAAAATCTTTTATATATTTAATAATACTACAAGAATTATACATATTTTGTTTATCAATTTCCATATAATCCTTTCGCTGATTATATTGATCATCTTCAATAATTTTGTTATATATAAAGGTAACATATTCACTATCCATCGCTATATTAAACAAAAATAGTTTATTTAAATGAGCATTTTCCATATAGTTTGAACTCTGTTTAGTAACATTATCTACTTCAATTAAATTAATAATTAATGTATTATTATTAATAATATCCGAAAGTTCATCTGATGTAAGTTTATTTAAATCATGTACATCTATTATAAAATATTTTGCTTTTTTATATGACGAACATATACTAACATTAAGTTCTTCTAATGTTGAATATAAATCTTTATTACGACTTTTATCATAAAATGATACCGTATATTCCTTTGCTATATTATCAATATCATAATAATTATAAACAAAGTCAATAATTAAATTATTATGAGTATTTTTAGATAAAATATAGTATTTATAATTAATATCTATAGTATCATCTGGATTATCACTGGTTAATAGATACCCTTTAAACATACTTTCAGATATAGCAAATTTATCAGAATTAATATTTATTTTTAATTTAAATGGTTTTGTATTAATATTAATATTATTATAATAGTCAATTGGTAAATTATGGTTTAAATATAAATCTATTATATTTAACGAATACCACGCTAATTCAGCATCTATATTAACAATTATATTTAAGTTATTTCCTGAAATGAATATATCTCTAATTAAAGTAAAATTTAATTTAATAAAACCACTCATTTTTAATGGTTCTAATGTTTTTTTATTTAAATAAATTATTTTAAACAGGTTTTTCACCGATTTATTGTGTTTTACTAGTACTATATATACTGTTCCAACTTCTATAAAATTAGTAGTTATTATATAATCTTTCCATGTGACGGGGGTATCATGTTTCATAAATTCTTGTAAAGTGCTATTATCTAAATCGATATTATTAATAATTAATGGATGTAACGAAGAAATATACAATATAGACTTGTCATTATAATTTAAACAACCTCCATGTTTTCCTGAATCCAAATCTATATTACTTATTTTTTCAGAAGCAATATCCAGAATTTCTAATTGATTTTCATGTATTTTATTACATAGCAAATTATTTTTAAAAAATAAATGATGTTCTATGTCCAAATATGTTATTAAATTCTCTTTAATTGTATAATCAGTTGTGTATTTAATATTAGAAACTGTTTCCATCTGATTACTTAGTATATTAAATAAATTATCAGTAATCATATTATTATCTAACATCCAATTAATT